CCAAGCGGGCATTGACCGAATCTGGACCGTTGCCGTCGATTTTCTCTATCTTTTCAATTTTTGAAAGCAGGTCTTTGCCGAACGCGCTTTCGGTGAGCTTGCCCACGATCTGCTCGAGAACCGCTGTTGCATCGGCGCTTGCCGTCCCAACAACGCCATCGACCAATGGATACCACGGGCCGATGTTGCCGGTGCGATCCACAAGGCGCGCCCAGAAAAAGAACGTCTGCCCGGCGCGCAGCCCCTGCATGACGTAATCAGCCTGCGGGTAAGCCAGGTCGGCCAGCTTCGTGGCTGCTTTCAGATCGTTCGCCAGCGCGTACCAGATTTCTGTGCGCTGGGCGTCTTCTGCGCCTGGCGGGAAAGACCACTTGAGTCCGATCCCGAACAGCAAGCTTTTGGCGGTCAGGCTGGTGACTGCAGGAGGCAGCCCCACCTTTCCTTCCAGATTGGTCAGCTGCGACGTGGTAGGCAGCGATGAAACATTCAGCGCGCTGACAGCGCGAACCCTGGCCATGTACTGACCGGAGTAGATGCCAGCCACCTCAACCGACTGTTCGCCCGTGCGCGGTACTTTTAGCCACTCACGCGAGCCCCAGCGCCATTCCACGTCATACGCAACCGCGCCTGGCGCAGCGTCCCAGCTGATCGTCATATTGACGACTGCGATACCCTGCTCGACCACGACGTGCTGTGTGACAAACACGCCAGCGGGCGCAGCCTGCACACCCACCGGAATGCCGCTGATTGGGCGGATATCCACGACGGCGCCGAAGTCGATGGCGTCGAACTTGCTCGGCTCGTGCTGGATGCACTCGAGCTGGTACTGATGCCATTCCGGGCGAGTGATGTTGCGCACCAGAAACTGCATCGTTTTCAGGTCGTCATACTCGAGTATCCAGCCGCATTCGGCTTCCGGCACTTCGCTGAAGCTGGCGGCAACGGTAACGCGCCGACCATCAAGCGAGCTGATAAACCGTGCCTCGGTCTTGCCGCTTGGCAAGTTCACACGCAGCTTGGCACCGGTCGACAGATCAATGTCACGGTCAACGGTGATGACCCGCCCCGCTACTTCGCTGATACGCCCGCCGTTCGCACGACCGGCCAGCATGGGGTCAGCCACGGCAATGATCTGTCCTGTTTTCGGAATGCTACCGTCCAGGCCAACACGAAAGGTCCCGCCCCTCGTCTGCGTCTGTTCGGTGATCAGCGCGTACTGGCCCGCGCGCTGCGCCTGGGCGAGCGACGTGCAGCCATAGGCGTCGACAGACAGTTCGTTGACTGATCCGCTTTCGGCAAGTGCCACTTCATCGAATACCGGTTCCTTGTCCGTCGCAAAACTCTGGTCCGGGTTGTCCCACGTCACCATTGCCAGGTTGTGGCGGTCGCGAGCCCGCGTGCCCGAATACTGGATTTCACCATTGTTCAGGATCTGCGACGGGTTGTAGGTGTAGACAGGGTCGCCTGGCATGTCGGCATTGAACGTGATCTGACTGCCGTCCCAAGTGCTCATGCCGTGGAAGATGGACGACAAGTCTTGCAGCACTGCGTAGGCATCCGCCTGCTTCTGCAGGTAGATGTTGCAGGTCATCCGGGGGTGCATGCCGCCCATGCCGTTTGGCACCATCTGGTCGCAATACTGCGCAATGCGGTACAGGTTCCAGCGATCCACCATCGTGGCATCGATCCGGTGCCCGAGACCGTAATACGGGTTCAACGCCAGGTCGTAGCACACCCAGGCTGGGTTGTTGGTGTAGGCCTCTTTGAACGTACCGTCCCAGATCCCGTTGCTGGTGCCTGGGCCAGACGTGGCATAGGTCCGCGTCTCGGGGTCGTAGTTCGTCGGCACGCGCACGATGCGCCCGCGCATCAGCACCGCAATCTTGGCGATATCGCCGCCGAACTGCTGGGCGTCATATTCCACGCAGCCCACGGCGGTGAGCGGAAACTCCTGATCGCTGTCTACGACCTCGGCCACCGCCTCGATGAACATGCTGTCCTGAATCAGCGAGCTGTTGGCCTCGGGTGTGATCCGGCGCACGCGCATAGTCCAACGGCTGCCCGCGGGCAGATTGATGCGGTGACTGCGTTCGTACTTGGTGACATTCTTGCGGTCTACGAAGTCCGCCAGCATCTGAACGAACGGCCCGCCATCAGTCGCCAGGTCAATCGCATAGTCGACTCGCACGCCATTGATGTTGTTGTTCTGGTCCTGCGACTGGAGTTGTGGCCAGCTGAATCGGATACGAAGCGCATCCAGCACCGGGTTGTTCACGGAGCGGAGATAAGGCGTGGTGCTGAGCAGCTGCTGATTTACGTCGACTTCGTTGCTGGACTCGGCAATGCCCTCGAGACGTTGCTGGTTCAGCTCGCCATTGCGGAACTGCCACTTCACGCCCGGGAAGTTGACAGTGCCGTCTTCGGCCTCCAGCGGTGTACCGTCGAGCTTCACAGATCGCCGGCCGTTCACCGGTCCAACAATGGGGCCCCAGCTCCACAGATAGACGATCCGGGCGGTAGCGATCGAAGGCGTGCTGTTCGCTGCAATCGTCGGCTGCTTCTGGGTCGACTCGCCCCCTTTGGAACCTTGAACGACGAGTTTGCGTGCTGCGCCCATGCGGATCTCCAGGCAATAAAAAACCCGCCGGAGCGGGTTGGGTGTTTTGCGATAGTTAAAGTTGGTCTTGCGTGTAGATGCCGCCCGACTCGACGGCCCCCCCGATCTCTCGTTCGCCGTAGAGCACCGGATATGGGTTGCCCTGGGCAACGGTGGTCACCGCGCCCCCAAAGCCATAGCTCGGGTTGTTTCCGTCATCGTTGTTGTTGCCGACGCTGGCAGTGGTCGTGGGTGAAAGCATCTGCACCACCCCGCCGAGGCCGACTGCCGCGCCAGCACCAAGCAAGCCAAGGCCAAGCCCCGTGGTAGTACCGCCGGAGAACAGGCCACCCACGACCAGCGCCACGCCCAGCACCACCTGGAACAGGCCAGCCTGCTTGCTGCCTTGGATCAGCGGCACGATGCGGATATCGGTGTTGTCGCTGCCCTGCATGTCGAACTCGCCCTCACCCGCGTTGCGCTTGCCGCAGAACACGCTGAACACAAGGCCGCGCTCTTCGCCGGTCCGCAGAAACTTCTCGAAGCCAGGTTTCATCGCACAAAGGGCATTCACGGCATCGCGCACGCTGTGCACGTCGATGCGGTACTCGCGCCCGAAGTGTTTGCGCAGCACGCCGTACAACTTGATAGTGCGCATGGTCATGGCTTGTATTCCTTGTGGCGCAGGATCAGTTTCACGCGGTTGGCCATCGACCAGCCGTAGACCTCACGGGCTGCCAGGCGACCGGGCATGTGGTGGTAAATGAACGGACCAGACCCGCCAAGTGCCGGCGCGTCCTCGCTGTGCAGGCTGGCATCGGCGCCGAGGTAGATCGCGGCGTGGTTCGGGAAGTGGCAAGGCCTGCCCACTGTCGGGATCTGGAACACCAGCAGGTCGCCGCGTTGGGCCTGCTCAACCCGGACGAAGCCACAGGCCTCGAAGTTCTCTTCGTAATGGCTCGGGCTTTCCGGATCCTCCCACCACAGTTCCTTTCGCTCGAAGTTCGGCAGCGGCAGTAAGGCCTCGCGGGCGTACCAGTCGCGGCAGGCCGACCAGCAATCGAGCAGGCCATGAGAGAAGTCCCGGCCCAGCAAGGGTGCCTGGAAGCCGCTCGGCTTGAACCACTGAATGTCACCGCCAGGCCAGCCCACAATCGCCCAGGGCAATTCATGCAGCTCGCAGCTGACCAGATCGGTCATGCTCGGTGTTGCGGCGCGGTCCGGGTGGCTGTGCACGATGGCCAGCACCTCGCCCCTGTCTTCTGCCGCCGCAGCGTCGTGCTTGTCGATCAGGAAGTGCTGCAGCGGGTTGGTGGCCACATTACCGCACGGCACGTACTCACGCCCGGCCTCGGTCTTGATCAGCAGCCCGCAGGCCTCGGCCGGGTGTGACTGCTCGGCGTGCGCCCGCATCGCGTCCTGAAGCTTTTGATTGATTCGCATGGTTACCCCTTGGCGATCAGGCTTGCGCCCATTGATCCGCCGAACCGGCGGGTATTGCCGCGCAACTTGCAGCTGCTCCACCAGCCGCCGCAACGGTCCAGCGCCGGGTTGTCGGTGGGTTCGTTCTTCTTGTCGAACATCGCGGTGCCGGTGTAGGCGCAAGCCTCCTGCCGGTACTGACCGCGCATCGCCCAGCGGCACAACTTGGTGATCTGCTGGGACGGCAGCTGCTGGCCTTCCATGTCGATGGGGCTGGAAAGCTCGAAGCCGACCGCCGAAAAGTTCTCTTCGGTCTTCTGCTCGATTCGCCACAGGCTGGTGCGGCACTGATCTGCAGCATCCGGGTTGCCGCCGTCGAAGTTCGCGGCATCCAGGAAGTGCTTAAACGTTTCGATCACCTTGAAGCTCGCGCCGGCCAGGTCCTTGAACTGAAGGCAAAGTGCTGACACTGCTCGCGGAATGCTCGAAAGTTCATTGGCCAACCTGAGCTTTGGCGTAGCGGGTCGACCGTCACCGCGAATATCGAAGCCAGTGGCCTCGATCTGGATCGGGGAATAAAGCTGCCCCTGCCAGATAATGTCACCCTCATGCTCATGCCCGTGGAAGCGCCAGAGCGTGGCACCGAGCCGGGTAGCATCCAGTTCGTACAGACGAATCTGGTTGCCGGGCTCCAGTTTCTGGATATCCGCGCTGTAAATCATGGTGGTTACCTACGAAAAACCCCGCACTCGGCGGGGTCAGGGTTTGAAGGTTTGCTTAAAGTTGGTTGATAGCGAGTGAAGGCCAGCGCCGAGGGTCGACAGTTTGTAGCCGTTGGCGGTATACCGCCCTTGCCCGCTGCCAGGCGGCGTCCAGAGGAATGACTTGAACCCCTCATGTCGGTCCAGAAAGTCCTGGACCTGCTGGAGCTTTTGGCCCACGCCGAACCGTCCGGTTACCGTCACGTCCCACGCCTGCGACTTGGTGTTGATACCGACGCCGCCTGCCTGGGTGTAGCCGTCGCCGAAGTCGTTCGACCAGGTGCGATGCTTCACGTCGCCGGATGCGCCGACCTGTACATCAAAATCGAATGTCTCAGCCATTACGCGCGTCTCCAAAGCAGGCCGCCCTGCCTCATTTCTTGCTGGAGCACTTGGCGGATCTGCGCCGCAGCACTGTCGCCTATAGCCTTGCCCTGACTTGCCGCTTCAGCAGCGCTCATGCCTGGCTGCGCCTCGACAGTGACAGGCGCGTTTATGGTGATCGAAGGCGCGCCACCGCCACCGACAGACTTGTCAGCCAGGTACTTGGTCAGGTCGCGGTTCTGGTTCGGGTTGAGCACGCGTTCACCGCCATCGAGCAGCCAGGTGCCTTCCTTCGGGATGTTGTCCATACCGTTGTGAGCCATACCGGCGAGCGCCGATGCGGATACTGCAGCGACCATTGGTGTGGTTGCCGCCGTAGCAGCGAGGGCTGCGGCAGGCGCAAGCTCCGGGCCGATCAATGGAATGCCAGCAGTAGATGCGTAAGCGTTCAGCGCTGCCTGCGCAGATGCTGCCTGAGCGTTGGCAATCAATCCGGTGGCCGCCGCCGATTGGCCGCTTTTACCAACGAGCAGTTGAATGCCCTGATAGATCAGCCACTGCGCCGCCATGTCGCTCAGAGCATTGATAACCGACTTGGACATGTTCCCAGTAAAGTCAGCGATAGCGTCTCCAGCGTCCTTTGCACCGGTAACCACGTCCGAGAACACGTTGCCCAGGCCGCCGGTCAAATCATTCAGGCTGCCGGACACGAAATCGGCCGCAATCGCCGAGTAGTTTTCGGCGGCATCTACATAGTTTTTCCAGGCATCACTCACGCCCGCCATCCAGTCGGACTGGGCCTCGTCAATCCGATTGTAATAATCCTGCTGGATGACCATTCGTTCGGCCAGCGCCTCGGAGAGCATGCCAGTCTCTTTAGCGTACAGCTCGGCGCTGATATCGCCGGAGTTGCGCTGCGCCTGGAGGTCCGCAGCCTTGCGCGCGTAATCCTCCTGAATGGCCATGTCCTGCTTCAGGCGGTCACGGGCCTTGTCGCCCATACCTGCGCCAGCGAGTTCCATATCGAAGCCGCCGCTAGTGGCAGCATTCTCATCCCTCAATGTGGCAAGGAAGCTGACCGCCTTTGCCTCTTCCTCGTTCGCCACCTTGAGTTTCTGGAGAGCATCCAGCTCTGATGCCAAGCCCTCGAGGCGCTTCTGCTGAATAGCGTTGATACCTACCAGCTTGCCCGATGCGACTTCGAATCGAATCTTGTCCACTTCCGTGGCGTTTTTCTGCGCATCCGCGCTGGTATTGATCAGCGCGATCTGGCGCTGCAGGTCGGTCTCTGAACCCTTGAAGGTATCGCTCAGTTTCTTTGCGGCCGACGCAGCGTCCTTTGCAGCCTGCTTGGCCGCTTCCAGCGCTTTGGGGTCGACTCCGCTGCCCTTTCCACCCTGATCACTGAAGCCGGTACCACCAAATAGGCGCTGGTACTCGCCCGCAGCAGCCCGCGCATCGGTTATGTATTTCTGAATGGTATCGCCCGCGAGTGGAGTTTCGAGGCTTGCCTTGATCCCAGCTGCTGCCTCGGCGGCAGCGCCAAAGTTCACTTTAGCTTCATCGCGCAGGCGGACACTGTCTGCTATGAACTGTTTGGACACATCACCAATGGTGAACTTTGCCAAACCCGTCGCGACATCAGCCATCATCGACGATGTATAGCCAACTGCCGTAGCGTACATACCTACAAGGGTATTCGAAACGATCTTGAATACTCTCGTAACTCCATCGCCAGCACTGACGATAAATGCAGTTGCGGTAACGAGCTTGTCGCTCATTTCCCCCACAACCTTTGTTACACCGCCACCCGCTTTGACGCTGTCGTTAAGGTCTTTTGTCAACTGCTGAACCACGGGCATGAAATCATCGGCGATCTTGTTTTTCGTCCCCTGCAGGTTCTGCATTAGCCCCACAAGCTCACTCGAAAACTGTTTCGAGACGGCTATGGTTTGAACGCTGAGAATAGCGCCGGCTGACTCCGCAGCATCGCCCAGCTGCTTAAACTCTTTCCCACCGTTGCGCAATAAGGGAACGAGCGCACTAGCCTCGTCGGCAATGCCTTCCATATAGAAGGTCATTTCAGCCTGGGAGACATTTGCTTTTTCAAGGGTCGAAACATACAACTGAAGAGCTTCGGCGCTGTTGAGCTTTTTGAAACTCTCCGCTGTCACGCCGACCTTCGGCGCGATGACCTCAAAGAAGTCTTTCAGCTCGCCGCCGCCAGTGTTGAAGAAGTCGCCCAGCTTGTCGTTGGTATCCTTGAAGATGTCCGCGAGCTTATCCTGCTCAACGCCAACAGTTTTCGCGCCTGCCGCGTACTTCTGGAACTCGGTTGTTCCAAGACCAGCCAGCGCTGCAAGGTTGGAGATTTCCTTAGCGCTGCCGGCCGTGTAGGCGACCAGCCCTGTCAGAGCGGCAGGGACAGCTGCGATGGCAACGCCCACACCCTTGGCCAGGTTTTCAAAAGACTTGGCGATTTCCGCGTTGCGTTTCTTTGCCTCTTGGCTCGCCCTGTCAAGAGGGCCAGTGAAGGAACCGATCCTGGCCACCAAATCCAGCGTGAGCGTGCCCAGTGACTTGCTCATTCAACTCGCCTCCAAAGGTAAAGCCCGCTGTGCGGGCCTTTAAAGTTTTATGCCCAGCTTTCCATAGCCTGCTCGAGACTGATGGGTTGCTCAGCCTCATGCGGCATGAAGTCGAACATCCTGTATGGACCGTCCTTGTAATTCACGTTGGCGTACATCATTGCGAGCAATGCCGATCCGCGTTCCACCCGCATGCCGATGTTCAGAGAGCCACGTAGCGCCCGGTACTTCAGCCAAGACCTGAACTCGATCAGGCTGAGGTTTTCCTTGGCTTCCGCGATCGTACGCCCGCCGATGCCGGCGAGGACGAGCTCGTGCCAGAACTCTTCGTCGTCGGAGAGGGCTTCGTCTTTCCCAGGTTGTTGACCTCGGCAATGGCTTTCATCAGTGCCATTGTCAGGTTGCCGTCCAGCGCGCCGCGCTCGGGGTCAGCATCACCGGTGATGTCATCTGCTGTGAAGACAGGCTTGCCCTCTTCGTTGCAGATGCTGGCGGCGATCCGGGCGGCATGAACCTCAAGCCTGCCAGCTGCGGAAAGCACATCGTTGATCGCCGTTTGAAACCCCAGCGGCCTGACGTAGACCGTGGCGACGATTTCTTCTTCGCCCTGCTGCCATTTGATTTCTTTCTCGACTGGGCGGCCGGTAAACGCGCCGACGCCCCTCAAGCTTTCAAGGCTGAGTTTCATGGAAATCCCTTATGCTGCTGGAGCAGTGGTTTTGCGAACCCAGACAGAGCCGCCTGAGCGCTGAATGGTGCCGGCGGTTTTGACGACAGAGTTGCCCCCGAAGTCGAACGGGAAGTCCGAGACGTAGCCGTCGATCAAGAACCAGGTGCGATCAGCCGGAAGCTCGAAATCATCGCCGGCAGCATTCAGGGTTGGCGTGCTTTTACCGTCAGCCCAGCCCAGTGCCCATGCAGTGCTTTCTATATCGTCATTTTCCGAAAGGTCATACAAGCGAACATGCGACAGATTCCGGGGGTCAGCATCCAACGAAAAGGAGGCCTGTCCGGGAGTGCGCATGCCGCGCAGGTATTCCCGGCTTTTCTTGCTGAGACACGAAACCTCGATTTGATCCGCCGGGTTGCCACCTGGATTGAATGCAGTGATGCATTCAACTTCCACTACTTCCAGCTTCGTTGGGTCTGCGATGGTTGGCATCAGACCAAATAGCTGTGTGCCTTGAGTCAAAATCGCCATAATTTTCTCCAAATGACGGGCATAAAAAAACCCGCACATGGCGGGCTGTAACGTTGGTTGGGACTACCTGAGCACTATCCAGTCGACATCGAAACTCGACCGGTACAACTTTGTTTCGGCGTCTTTGCTCTCGCCGCCCCAGCGGACCACATAAGCTTGCAACTCAATGGCGTTGCTGATTGCGGCGGTCACAGCCCTCGCATCGCTGCCAGTGGCTGCATATACGTCGACCTGCAGCGTGAAGCTGTCGGCGTCAGGACGGCCTGCGAGGTAGTTTTCTGGGCTGCCAGTAATGAGCTGCCAGACTGCATACGGCTTCGCCACGCCTTCGGGTGCATCATCGAACGGATAGAGCCTGGTGGGGTTGACGCCGAGTAGTGCCGTTACCCCGGCGTCAGCAGCGCATACGGCGAATATGGGTGCATATGACATCACGCCCCCCCTGAAGCCTTGGCCGCTCGTTTAATCGCGCGGTCAATGGCCTTCTCGTATTCAGTGATGAATGTATTGGTTGCCTCGGCTATGTTGTCGGCCAAGGCTTTTCGCGCGAATGGATCCGCACGCATTTTGGAAGTACCGAATTCGATCAGGCGCCAGTGAGGCGTCGCAGCGTTCGCAGATTTGTCGCCGCCCTTCTTGAGGACAGCGCCTTGCAGAACACCAACCCGGAAACCCAGGTCCCCGCTCGCCTTGAACAATTTCCCGTTCCAGCGAAGCGCGACGTTGTCCGCGATAGATCGGCCTGTTTCAGGGTCGTCTATCCGCTGCGCGCCTTCTTTCATCTTGTTGGCCACCAGTTGGGCAGCCTTACGCAGCGCCGACCGCCCGCCCTTACGCTTCATGTCCTGAGTGATCGATTCGAGTTTTCCAACGAGAGAGTCAATCCCCTCCAGCTGAAAATCCACTGAGTCAGCCATCGTTGACCCCCTTGGCCACCAAGATGGTGAGATAGTCCAGACCTGAATCGGGATCGGGCAGCGGCGGGCCTTTGATGTCGTAGACATCACCCCGGTAAAGGATTCGCATCGTCGGCAGCACGCCGACTCGGTAGCGGATAACCATCCTCGCGGTGGCCTCTGACTGGCTGGCCTGGGCAGCAATAAAATCTCTGGCGCTCAGCGGCTCGACCGCTGCGGGGACTTTGTCCCACACCGTCTGCCAGCTCGCCAGCTCTTCACCGGTTTTAGGGTCCTGCAGGCGACCCAGCGCCTGGAACGTAATGCGATGTCGCAACCGACCGGCACGCATTACACACCCATCCTTGCGCGGTATGGCATCAGGAGCGCCTGACTGGCAAAAGGCAGTTCGGTCGCAATTGTTCCAGTAACAACCTCTTCACGATTCGCGAACAGGTGGCCCAGCTTGAGTAGGCATGCTGACTCGATCGCGCTGTTGATCACGATCCCGAAGTCATCCATGTCTATCTGCTCAAAGGTTTCAGATAACGTCTTCCGTGCGCGTTCGCGGAGACGGCAGCGAATGTCAGAGTTTTCCGGAGCGTCGGCCAGTTCTAACGCTACCCGGTATGCCGCACGTGCTGCTCGGGTACGCTGAATAATGTCAGCCTTTGCGAGATCGACATCTGCTTGGCTGGGGAAGAACCTGCGCTGCAGGAACTGCTGAGCCGTTTCTTCGGCGCCGTCCAGTTTTGATTGCACCAAATCCCGATCTTCAGGCTCTGCGAGCAGATGCTTCATTGCCAGTTCGATGTCGATCACGCTCATGGTCAAACCTGCTCAGACTGTTCGCTGTCGGACTGCTCTGTTTCTTTCTCAGGCTCCTGCGTAGCTTTACCCGGCGTCTTACCCTTGCCGCTGGCCTTGGTTTTCGGTTCTGGTGCTTTTTTGTTTTCGGGTTCCTGCTTCACATCGTATTCCTCTATGAGGCCGTTTCGGAGAAGGTCTCGAGCGAGAGACTCATCTACAGTGATATCCGCCCCGCGCTTCACATACTTCTGGTCGGCCCCCAATCCATCAGTATTGAAGCCCTTGGTGGTCTTAACAGTGATATCTGGCATAGACAGTCGTGCCCGGTCTCCCGGACACGCTCCTTTTTGAAGGCGATTAGGCCGCGTCGAATTCGCCGTGGACAAAGGATTCCTCGCGATAAACCGCCAAAGCGAGACGCTCTTCCGCACGGATGGTGACCATGTTCGTGCGGAAGTTATCGCCGTCTTCAGTCGAGACTTCTACAGCAGCTTCTTCGCGATCGAACACCTGAGCGGCAATGTTCATAGCGCCAACAAGGAACTCACCTTCAGGCACGGCGTTGCTGTCCACTACTGGCAGTTTCCAGAGGCGCTGAGCGCCACCTTCCTGGACGTTTACCCAGATGTAAGAGCCGTTTGCATCCTTGGTCAGCTCAATGTCTGCCCAGTCGACCGGATTCAGCGCGATAGCTGAAGCACGATATTCCGCGACTCGCACCTGCAGAATTGCGCGGCGCAGGGTATCGATCTTGGTGTCACCGGTTTTACGCAGAGCTTCGTTGAAGCCAGTGGCCTGTGGGATCAGGCCAAGCAGATTTCCACCAATGCCATTACCGGCGAGCAACTGCTCTTCTTCTTTGTACTTCAGACCGTAGATTGCACGGCCGTTGATGTAGCTTTGCAGCAGTGGGATGTCCGAAAGCACCTGCTTGGAAGCGCGGAACCAGTGGGCAATGGTGACGACGTTAGTCGTCTTCAGGCTGAAGGAAATATCCGACTGAGCCTTCGCCGCACCCTCGCTCGCTTGCACGGCCGCCATGTTCTGGAAACCGCTTTCCTGCACGAACTCAATTGCGTTCGAGCTGGTCCGGCCAGGCATGATCAGATCGCGGATGACAAACTGTCGATCTGGTTCAGCGAAGACGCCAGGCAACCGGGTGGGTTGGATACCGACACCGACCCCGCCAGTGCCTGAGGTAGCGCTGGTGATGTTCGTCACCGCCTTGCGGCTGACCCTGGCAATGCCGCGGCCACGCGTTTGCAAAGCCTGGAAGTCTTCGGACTCGGAAAGCTCCTCGCCCGCCGACTTCTGGTCGGTTGGGTCGTTCGCGGCGAAGCGGCGCGCCAGCTTCTGCTCGATGTCTTGCAGCCGGTCCTGCAGGCCCAAACCATTCTTTACCAGGCCATCGAGAATGGTCTTGGTTTCGGTCAGGATAGTGCCGTGCTCCTTGATCTCGGCGCTCGCTTTCTCGGCAAAGGCTTTAATTTCCTTGTCTCGCTCATCCAGCAGCTCGTTGACTGCTTTCAGCTCGAGCTGATCATTGGCGCGCTCTTTGCGCTGCATCTGACGGTTTTCGGCGCGGGCGCCATTGCTCAGTGCGTTATGCATGGTGAATCCTCAAAACGATGGGAGAGACAGTGCGGGGCGCTTCTTTATCGCCTCGACAAGTTCGGTGTCTGCCAGGTCGCCCGCGGACTCGCTCCGGAGCAAATGCTGCAATCCACGGTTGGCAATCACCGCAGATTGAGTTTTCGAGAAGCCTGCCTCGCGCAGGAGCAGCTCAAATTCAGGTAGTGAAGGCAGGCCGCCGTGGGCCAGCTTCGACTTGATAGTGTCGGTTCGGGCCTCGTCGTTGGCCGGTACCGTGACGATTGAAATCTCGACCAGATCAAGCTTGGTCAGTGTGCGAACCCCGGTCTTTTCGTCGCGGGTAGAAGCGCGAACGTAGTAACCGATGGAAAGGCCGGTGATCGAGCGGGTTTTCATACCGCGCTGAGCAATACGGGCGTAAGGGGCATCCTCCAGCCAGAGCTCGCCCGACCCGAAAAGCCCCCGATCGTCTTCCTTCAGGCTCTCGATATTCCAGCTACCGATGGGCTCCCCCGTCCGGTGCTGCCAGAGAACAGGAAAGGTCCTGCCTTTCGATTTGGCGTCTGCGATTGACTCGAGGAAGGCGCCAGGGGCGACGACCTCGTTGTAACTGTCCACGACGCCGAACACGGAGCCGTAGCCAGAAAAAAGGCCATCGTCTCCGACAGCCTTCACGTCATAGTCAAATGAACGGTACTTGACCGCCATCGCTTGGTCTTTTCGGTTCATTCGGAATTTCCTTTGGGCTTGTCGTTAAGCCAGTCGATTAGCGCGGATCGCGCCTGTTGAGCATCGCCAGAGCCCTCGCCGAGCTTGTCGATAGGAAGCATGTTCGACTGGACGGTGAGCTGGGCAGCATTTCCGCCCATGGGCGCCAGGTTTTCTTTAGTACGGCATTCGTCACGGGTGTAGATGCCGTTTTGCGTCATCGAGCTGTAGAAGGCGGCTCTTGCAGCACTGTCTGCTCGAAGCAGTCCTTCAGGATTGAACTTGGCGTAGAAGCGCCGACGTTCGTCAGGCCGCAGCAGCCTGCGGTTTATGCTTTGTTCAATTCGCTTCATCCAAGGCAGCAGGGTGAAGCTCAAAAAGCCGAGCATCTGCTGTTCCATTCCGGTGCCCCAGCTGGTGCTGTTTGAGGTGTGCCCCACCATCCAAGGCGGCACCCGGAACCATCGGCAGATCTCTTCTACGTTGAAGGCACGGGTTTGAAGCATCTGCGCATCTTCAGGTGTCATGGACACCTGCTGATATTTCATGCCGGCTTCCAGCACCATCGTCTTACCGGTGTTGACCGCGCCCGCAAACTTGGCGGCCATGTCCTCGCGAATGTCTTCGCGCTGGACCTTGTTCAGTATCTGGTCAGTCGACAGAACGCCGCCAAGCTTCATTCCGTTGGCGAACATTTTGCTGGCCGACTCATCGGCGGCCATCGCAGCACCGAAGACGTTCCGCCCCATGGCAAGCGGGCTTAGACCGCAAAGAGGATCTGTTCCGAAGCCGCGGGTGTGCATCATTTGCTCATCAAGAAGCGTATGAGGCTTGCCGTCGCTATCGATGAACCGGTATTCAATCGCGCCACCGGCTATCCGCCTGGGCGGTGAAACCGACTGGGGCAGCAAGAATTCCAGCGCAGATAGGTCGTTACCTACAAAGTGCGGCTCATTGAAACTGTTACCGTTGAGAAGAAGGCTTGCGACCACACATTCCCAAAACTCGACCGGCGTCTGGTCAGCATTAGGTTGCTGGCTGATCACGCGGTGCACCGGATGCATTGAAGCAACTGCGGGCACGGCGTTCTTGTCTTCGTACAGAGCAATAGGGAGCGTGGCCAACGTCTCGGCAATCAAGCGAACGCATGCCCAGACTGTTGAGAGCTGGAGGGCTGTCTGCTGGCTGACAGTCTTTCCGGAGGCTGAGTCTGTGCCGTGAAACCCATTCCAGAATGCAGCGTCGCCGAGGCCAATACGGCGGCCAACCCAACCCGCCAGGGAGGACTTGACCAGTCCGGGCTCCGCAGACTTAAACATGGCCTGCTGTAACACCGCCTTGAGAGGTCTACTCACTGGTCAGCCCCTTCCGAATGAAACCCGCCGATGCAAGGCAAGCGATCCCGGCAGCGACCAGGCACCAGCCTGCGCCAGCCAGAACGAACACGCCCCCAACGAGCAAGCACAGCCCTGCCGCCGCCGCTAATAAGAAAATGAGCAGGCCAGTATTCATGAGCATTCCAGTTATCCAACGATGATTGGTTGCGAGAAAAACTCGCTGATATTTCCGCTGCCGTCGTTTGCCAAGATCAGCACCCGACCTATGGCCATGATCAGCGCCACTGCGCCGTCGATCTTGTTGTCATCGCCCTGCTTAATGGGCCGTACTACGTCGTCGTTACCGGGCATGTTCTTGCCAATCACGTTGGCAATACACCAGGTCATGATCGGGTTGCCGTCATGGTGGAACCGTCCAGCCGTGATAGCCGCTTCCAGTTCCTTCATGGGGTCGGACATGTTGGTGTAGTTCTGGGTGGTGGTGATCGGATTGAAACCCTCGTCGTCGAGGTCATGGCTCAACCCAGTAGCACCGTGTGGGTCAATCGGCGACTCGCGCAGCGGTGCGTGCTTGTTCGCCTCTTTGGTGTCTTCGAGAATTTCGCGGTAATCGATCTCGGCACCATCGGTGACCTCAAGGTGTTTCGAGTTCAGCCAGGCTTGGAAGCGCTCGGACATCCGCTTGTTGTCGCTGTCATAAGCGGTGTCGTATGGCACCCAAAACTTGGGAGCCACGCTGTAGTAGTGAGTCTTTCCGTCGACCACCCGCCAAAACAGTCGAGCCCTTGAGTTCATGTCCAGCTTTCGCGCAAGGTCGAAACCAGCGATCCACTCCTGCCCCTCGAATTGATCGAGCGTAAGCGAGGTGTCCTCGCAGGACTTCCAGTCCTCCATGTTGAAAAATCCGGACTTGGCGCTCACCCAAAGGTTGAGGTGCTTCGTTTTGAACGTATTGGTGAACCTGGCCGAGCGGATCGCCCGCGCCTGCTGGCTTTCCAGATACTCCTGGAATACTGACACACCGTGGTTGGGGTTGGCCTTGGCCAACATCTTGGGGTCGGTCCAGTCGTCGCCCTCATCAAGCGTCCAGATCCAGCCGAACAGTTCGTCGTCGGGTACCGTGCCGGCAAGCATTTCGATCACCTGGCGGCGCTTGTCGTAACAAGGCCCCTCGATGTCAGCGCCGGCTGTGGTGATGATGAACATCAGCGGCTGACGCCTTGCCCCCATGCCAGTGAGCATCGTGTCGTACTGAGCCGAGGTAGGGTGTTCGTGGTATTCATCGACAATGGCGCAGCTGGGTGACGCACCGTCGCCAGGGTTGCCGATCAGCGGTTCGAACCGGCTGAAGTCGGACGGGATGTTCATGTTAGAGGCATTGACCTCGATGCCTGCAGCCTGGATCAGCATCGGCGATTTCGTCACCATCAGCTTGGCGGGCCTGAAAACCTCCCACGCCTGCTTCTCGGTCGTAGCGCCTGAATAGACCTCGGCACCAAACTCGTCGTCGGCAACGAACATGCCTATGCCTACACCACCGGCTACGACTGACTTGCCGTTCTTGCGCGGCACCTCCCAGTAGCTTTCACGGAACCTGCGGTGCCCGCCCTTCTTTTTGACCCAGCCAAACGTTACGGCCAGGCCGAAGAGCTGCCATCCCTCAAGAGTGATCAACTGACGTTTGAACGCCCACTCACCCTTGGTATGCGGCAACAACTGGATCAGCTTAAGTTTTTTCTCAGCCTTCGCCGGATCGAACTTGAATCTGAAACCGCGCTTGCGGCTGGCTGCCAGATCGTCGAAGTGACGCTGCACGGCCTGATGGATGTAACGGCAGGCTGGGACCTTCCCACGCAACAGAGACCGCCCCCAAACCATCGCCTTATCGACGTTGTGGTGGGCAGACTTGGCCATTTACGATCTCAGTAGTTGGGCGAATTCGTTGGTTTCTTTTTCCTTGTTGCCGCCAATAAGGCGTGTCCTGCTGGCCGGGTCCAGGCCCAGCATCGAACCAAACGTCACCATTTGCCGCATCGTTTCGTTCGCGGCGGTCAGTGCTGGGTTTTTCATCGGCCCGCCGGTGGCACCAGTAACCACGATGCCGTGCGTCTGGACTGATTCCTGCGCCATTCGCCAGTTATCGTATGCAACGCAGAACGCTTCGACGTTGTGTAAATCAGTTATCGCGACCACGTTTTCGCGCAGAAGCTCGGGAACAATCATCTTCCACATCTGCGAAGCGCGGTCGCTGAGCCATTCGGGCGGATCAACATTTGTGATCTTGGAAAAAGCGGGCTCGGCCTTATTCAGCGCGCGTTTGCCGGGATTTCCGGCTAGTGCTTTCTTGGCGGTCGGCTTGGGTTTGCGACCACGGCCGGCGACCGTGGCGGTACCTCCCATCGCGCAACTCCAGAATTTTTAATTTCGCGGGTGTAAAAAAACGACTGAGGGCGCGGTCTAGAAGCGAAAGGGACCAGACTTTTGACCCTCCCCCACCGCACCAGACTGGTGCACGCACCATATCGGTGCATTTTCGTGAAAAATGACGAGAATCGTTCTCGTTTCGGTCAGCGAGTCCGGGCAGCCTGGGTGTTGCCCCATCCGCCGTCCTCTGTCGCCGTCTTCGTGCTGTGGCATGGGTGACACATGGCCTGCCAGTTGGATCGATCCCAGAACAGGTCCATGTCACCCTTGTGAGGAACGATGTGATCAACGTTTGTCGACGCTGTGACACGTCCAATGCGCTCGCACTCTACGCAGAGCGGATGCTTAGCCAAGAAGCCCTTGCGCGCCTGTTGCCACTTGTAGCTGTAGCCGCGCTGGCTGCTGGTCTCGCGTTGCTTCTCCCGCTGCTTTACTTCGAACTGCTTGCCTACATCTTTATGGGCGTCACAGTACCGAGGGTTGCGGGTCAATGTGTTGCAGCCCTGGGCATTGCATGGCTTCTGCGGCCTCAGCGGCATGGTGTACCGTCCAGGTAGGTGCGGGGCTGGGTATCGGGGTCTTCCGGTTCTTCTTCACTCAGTGCGTCGATCAGCAGCGTCTGTTGCTCTGCCATCCGCTGTAGCAGCTCGGTCTGGCTCTGCAGCAGCTCGGTCTGCTTCATCTGCTCGGCCAGGATCTGGCTTAGCAAGGAGTTGCTGTGCTCGTTCATATGCCACCCTCGTCCACTTCTTGATCCACTCGCGCCGGGCTGCGCATCCACTACATGCCATCACTCACCATCCATGCGCACATATTCGCCGTCACAAACGAATTCAACGACCAGACGTGTGATCTGCCCTGCTTCCTGTATCAGCTTGACGCTCTTCTGACCGCCAAGAACCTCACCGCTGAACGCATCGTGCAAACAGACGTGCTGGCCTTTACGCTTCACGATTAGCGGCCTGGATGAGAGCAAGTAACTAAGGTTGCTTTGGTCCGCATTTTTCATATCGTTCTCGCGCCACGAAATGGCATTGTCTGAATCTGTGGCGCGTTACGGCGTCTGCCGCTCTACCGCCTCGT